GGTCAACCTGGTGCGACTCGTCTACTAGGATCAGGTCGAACGCCGTAGACGCAAACGTAGTCTCGAGCGCTCTAGAGATTGTCCCCTCGGTCGCCGCAACCACGTTATGGTGCGCATTCTTGCTGCCTAGTGACGCACTGAAGTAGCTAACCTGCAACCCGACAGCCTCAGCAAATGCGCCATCCTGAAGAATCAACTCCCCTTGACGAGCCAGAATCAGCACTCGCCCACCCTTGCTGGCTACGTGACGCGCTAAGAATGCAGCCAATGCCGTCTTGCCGCCCCCCACAGTGACATCCAGAAAAGCCGGAATAGCGCCATCCTTGGACCTGAAATAATCAACCGTCTTACCGAATACCTCTTCCTGATACCCAGGACGCAGCTTTAGCTCTGTCATACCCACTCCTTTTTTGAGGATTCAATGGTTGCATGGGAAATAGTTTTCCGCAATTGTTTTTTTGTGTCAAAGAATGGTGTAAGCTTGACACCCTATGACGCACAACGACCGGAGAGAACGGAATGCAGTATTTGAAAATTGGGGATGTCGCTGGGCGTTTTGGGGTTTCGGATCGAACTATTTACCGCTGGATTGAAAATCGCTCATTCCCTAATCCGGTATGGCTAGGCTGCAACAAATGGAGGGTGTCTGACATTGAGGCGTGGGAGCGGACCCTATGAGCGAAGCCGTCGAACAGGCGCGACTTCGGTTTGAGGATGCGCAAAGAGAGGTTGCCAGGCTTGGATTGCTCGAGGATTGGACTCCAGAAGTCATTGATCAGATTACTGAAGCCGTCAAGCTAGAGAATGATGCTCGAGCATTCTATGACGACGAGCTAGCGGAGTACGAGGCTAACAAGGAAGAAAACCCGCTGCTCAAGTGGCTATCGTACGACTCAGACGCCGCGCTTGATCGGATAGCTAGCCAGCAATGGCTGATCTACCAAGTCTTGCCGGTTGATGCGTTTGGCGTTGTTTATGGCCCGTCGGGTTCTTACAAGTCATTCGTCGGGATGGATCTTAGCGCGTGCGTGGCTTCAGGGTTGAAGTGGCACGGTAACGACACCGATAATCCAGGTCACGTTATCTACGTTGGTGCGGAGGGCGCGACCGGCCTGCACCTTCGGAAAAAGGCTTGGGAGATTCGGCACGGTAAGAAACTGAACAACCTTGCGATCCTTGGCACGGCAGTAACTATTAACAAGCCGCTCGAGTGCCAAATATTTGTTGATTTGTGCCTGGCTGCTGCGAAGGCAATCAATGAGCCGATCAAGCTGATAGTGGTCGATACGCTGGCCCGCTCGTTTGAGGGTGAAGAAAACTCGGCTACCGATATGGGGGCATTTGTTCGTGCTTGCGACAACATTCGGGCGTCTACCGGGGCGACAGTGCTGGTTGTTCACCACAGCGGCAAGGACGCAGACAAAGGCGCTCGAGGATCCAGTGCATTGCGAGCCGCCTGCGACTTTGAGTTCAAAGTGGTAAGTCCAGCTAAGAAGGTAACGAAGCTGTCATGCACAAAGGCTAAAGACTCGGATCCATTCGACGACATGACGTTCAAGCTGAACGTGGTTGAGATTGGGCGCAAGGATAGCAAGGGGGTTGAGATGGGCAGTCTTACGCTGACACTGAGTAACGATGGCAGCCAGCCTTCAAGGGATGATCTTTCTGGCAGTCCTCAGATGATCAACAACCTCATTGCGCACGAGATGGCGCGAACTGGCGATGACTGGGTGTTCTATACGCCTTTGCGTGACTCGTTCTTTTCGAAGATGGGCACTGATAAGCGTGACAGCAACACTAAAATGGCGTGGGACCGAGGAATCAAGAAGTTGCTAGCAGATGAGTGGATTATCAAGGATCTTAACGGAAAGATTACCCGTGCCGAGGTCTACTAGGTTGTATATACATCTGGTCACAAAAGTGGTCACAATTGAGGGTCTTGGTCACACCCCTATTTGTGACCATGGTCACAGTGGTCACAAGCTCTGGTCACAATGATGTGACCACGCAAACACCTGTTATCATTGATGTATTTTCAGGTTTAAAAAGTAGTTGTGACCACAGCGTGACCGTTTCCTTAGTGGTCACACACCTACCTCCAGTCTTTAGACGGAGGGAGTTGTGACCAATGGCGCTCCTGGCAGAAAAGCAATAGCCAGAATTTCCTGCGAATGTGCTTGACGCCAACCCAGCAGCACCGTAAATTGTTTTCACATTCAGAGCATTCGGTAGGGGAAGAAAGATGGACGTACATTGGAATGGAGATGGAATGCCACCGGTAGGAGCAGTTTGCGAGATCAGTTCTCAAGGCGCGGACTGGGGAGTGGCTACGATTCAATACACCGCTGATAACGTTGTTGTGTGGCGATGGGAAAATCAGGCAAAGGGTCAGGTATGTGCCTGCTACCGGCACGAGATTGAGATGCGCCCGCTAAATACTCCAGAGCGAGAAAAGGCGATTGCAGAAATGACCGAGATCGCCGGTGGCACTTATGCGCTTAGAGACGATATTATTCAGCGGCTATACAACGCCGGCTACCGCAAGTAAGTGTTTTCCAGAGAACAGTTAAATTGAGAGTTTGGAGGGGTGTGATGGATATGTACGCAGATAAAGATTTCAAAGATTATTGCGGAGTTGTTGGTATGGCCGTCGGATCACAGCATGGTCTTGTCGCATGGGAAGCGTGGAAGGCTTCACGCGAGTACATGACCGTTGAATTGCCTGCCGTTTCAATTGATATGTATGGCACGCGCAACGGGTACTTTTGCGCTAAAGAGGCAATCCAATGGACTGCCGACGCTATCCACGCTTCCGGAATCCGCACCAAATGACCCTAACCGACCTACTCCCCCTACTAATTGCCATCTACGAAAAACACGGCGACCTTCCACTCGCTACAGGCTTCGACGACCATAAGCCTATTGTGGGGGCGCTGGTGAGTGAGTTTGAGAAGACGAGCGAGCTTGGAAAGAAGGGTGAATTGTTTGTGGATTTTTACTGAGGTGATTTATGAGCTACGAATACAAGCAAGACGGCAATGCGCTGACTGATCCGCCTGTGTGTGTTAGCTGGCGAGTATTTTCAGAGATGTTCGATGACGAGACAGCGCCTGACGACCTGACTGACTACCACCTAACAAACTATCAAGCTGTCGTTCTGAAGCTGCACGGCACCTGGGAAGCCAACAAAGCTATGGCACAAGCTAACGGCGAACTCATAACAGCCCTCCGCAAGAAGATCAAGAAAGCTAAGAGGGCGCTCAAATGACCGAGTTCACAAGCGGGCCCTGGGAGCTTGAAACGTATTCCGGCGACCCGCGATACGCAGAACATTACGTCAAGAGTGGCGATCACATGATCTGCATAGTTTCGGCGGCAAATCATGGTGAGTGGCGTGATTCTGATGACGAGGGTGAGTCTGAGTTTGTTGCGAACGCTAGACTAATAGCGTCAGCGCCTTGCTTACTCGCAGCCCTCCTAGCCATAACAAACTCAGGCCCAGACGCAATACCGATCAAGGAGGCGTTTGAGATGGCGCATAGGGCGATTGAGCGGGCTACATCATGATCGCATGGAGGCAGGGAGAGCTGTACATGAAGCGCAACGACAATCCGCCTGAGCTAGTCGAGGCCATGAGTCTCTGGAGCTTCCCAGCAGACTTCGATCCTGCTCAGCTTCCTACTGGCATGTTCGAGTGCGTGCTTGATGAGTGGGATAGGATTCGCAAAGAGAAGAATGAGAGGGATAAGCCATGAGAATCAAGGCCGTGCATTATGTGCCGTGCTTCTGCGCTGGCGATGACTGCGATTGCCAGCCTTATTGCCATGTGTACTCAGATGAAATTGAGAGCACTGGTCGACAGATCTATGTAACGTGTAAGCGCTGCCTATCTGCTCTAGCTGCACGCAAAAAGCGCGTTGAAGAAGGTCGACAGCCTGAATGGTTGTACTAAACAATTCAATAACTTGTATACAATCCTGACCGGATTATCGCCATAATATTTAATGAATCCCATATATTGGGATTGGAGGAATAATGAAATCAGTTCGCGCAAAGTTTGAAGAGATTTGGCCGGTGCCTGAGGGTGTGTATTGGGATAGCGAGTACGGCGAATATTTGCCTAATTGCGGAGATGCGGTTGACACATCGAAGGAATGGGACGCCCGCCTCGACACCTTCACCCGCTGCCAGGAGATGATGGCTATTCCAGAGATCACAAAGGAGCAAGTATTCTTTGCGCTTTGCTGTCAGATGGAGGATCCTAGCGACGACGAAGAGGATGGATTCAATGCCGGGGTTAGCTGGTGCATTGCATTCATTAAACAAGAAATAGCGAAGAGGAATCGCAAATGAACGCACTACCCGGACAACTGGAATTGGCGACCGTGATTGATCATCTACCTGTGCGCGCTACGGTGTACTCCATTCATGAAGACACCCACAAGCCATCCGGTGTACGTTTAGCCAAGATGCTATCCATGTACGACGACCAACCTTCATCGCAGCTCTGGTCTGATATTCAGCGGTTGGCGCGGGAAATACTGAAATGATGAGTCTGGAGTTCGTTTTATTCGCTGCATCAATGGCAGTCGTTTCCTATCCATTCTTCGGCGCAATTCTGTACGGCGATCCTTGGCGCTGGATATTCAAGAAATAGGTTGACGCAAAACCAAAAGGCTCCTAATGTGAGCCTTTCTTTTTGCGGTGAATTTGGAGGGTGTATGTTGAAGCTGTCAGGCTGCGAAATCGAAGAAGAAGACCTGATTCGTCAGGTTGTGCGCAATGTCCAAGGGCCGAGCAAGTACCGCAATAAATACGGCACTCCACGCTGGGCATTGGTCCGTGATGCTTTTGGTGTCGGCTCAGGTGTAGCGTGCGCACTGTGCCGTCGATATGGATTTGACCCTGATGAGGCCTTGAAATCATGATCACCACCACAACCCTAAAAAACGCAGCCTTCGCGATTGAGTGTGACCTGTGGACTGATCCAGCTACGGGCGCGAACTACCTGGCTAAGGACGGGGCTATTCTTAGGCGGTGGGAGCCTGAGACGAGTTCGGCTGATGCTTTCGACCTGGCTGCCGATCTCCATTTCGAGGTCAGCGTAAATGCTCGCGGCGTTCAGGTTAAAAGCCCTGCTATGTGGGGGGAGGTTTATATTGAGAACATGTCGGGCGATGTTCGGCTAACGGCTCGTCGCGCAATCGTTCTCGCTGCATCTGGCGTAGGTGCGCCATGATCGCCTTGACATGGTTTATCTGCGTCTACACAATGCCTGCCGTTAAGGTGAAAATTAGTTATTGGAGGGGTGTATGAGTGAGATTACGCGTGGTGTGATGGGCATGCCGTATGAGATGGTTATGAGTTCGGAGATCTCTCGTCGCCAGTTCTATTCGATTGCCAGAGAGGTTTATGCGGAGAGTGAGCGCCTATCATCCGCACTTAATCAGGCAAACCATATGCTTGCTGATGCAGAGGCCGAAAACGAATCTCTGCGCAAGGATGCTGAGCGGTATCGTAAATTTCGTGCGTTGACGCTTAACGGGCTTGACGATACGCCTGATGAGTTCGACGCAGAGTTCGACAGCCAGATTAATCGTTCTCCGGAGAACCCTTAATGCCAACGCTTAGCATCCTAGGGCTCACTCTTGAGGCCGATATCCAGTACGCCCACACAACCCAAGCCACGCAGCACGCAAACGGCCACAGCGAGCTTGAGTGGGCTCTCGAATCTGGCACCGACGAAATAGGCGAAACAATTTCAAAAGAATCGCTTGACTTAATATCGATCCAGTTCCAAAGTGACATCGAACGCGCTATTTGGGCGCAGATAGGGAGATAGGGAAATGAGTATCACAGTAAAAGCCGCACGTGAAGCACTCGAAGCCGCACACGCTACCTACATCCAGTGCGACCACGATGACGTAGCATCCGCCAAACAAGAACTCGAAAACGCACGGCACACGTTCTGGAATGCCTGCGCTGATTTCTGTACGAAGGTTGAGTTCTTGGGCTCTCTGAAACAGGTAGAATCGGAACTCGTTACTCAGGGGCTTTGGACATGAGCGAGTTGCAGGTAGGGATGTTGGCGCTGGTTATCAGCGCGTATAACCCTGAAAACATTGGATCAATCGTTGAGACAATCAGGCTGGTCACCAAAGGAGAACCACTTCCAGAAATGGGCGAGCATCAAACGGCAAGCATTTCTGGATGGCTAATCTCTGGAAACATAAAGACAACTGGTGGGCATATTGGTCTAGGCGTATCAAAACCAGAATGGCTAATGCCCATCAAGCCTGAATCTGATCCTTTAGACGTAACGCACAAGGAAGAATTACATGCATGAGGTTATTCAGGAGATGGTTAATAGGGGTTGGAGCCTTGGTCTCATCGCTAGCCGCAGCGGTGTCAGTCAGAACAGGCTTGAGCGTGGAGTGTTTGGCGTAAAGGAAGAAAAAGCCCTGATGCGTTTGGCAGAAGAAGAATGCGGGATCGACCTTGACGACCTGGAGCTTAACCAATGAAATCCACCGAATTCCTACAGGCAGCAATCGACGTTCAGGCTGAGCGCGGCAAGCAATACGACAAGCCGACTGGTGAGCGCTCAATGGGCGCAACCATCAGCGCGTTCAACTGCATCACTGGTCGCACACTTGAAGAGAGCGACGGCTGGCTAATGCTAAGCCTCCTCAAGCTCGTCAGGCAGGCGCAAAACCCAGAGCAATACCATCATGACTCAGCGCTTGACTTCGTGGCTTATGCGTCTCTGTACGCAGAGGCAGCTAGTGAGCAGTGCGGACAGGTAGAAGCTCTCGACATGAGCGAATGGCAGAACTGGAAATCTGGCGACACAGTCGAGTCTCTGGAGTGCGCTCCTGATATTGCATACGGAGGCCATTACATCCTCACGGACAAGCCCGACGAGAACGGAGATATCCGCTTCAGGGATGACTACGATTGCGCCAGAATCCGCGACGCCGACAAATACCGCTTCGTTAGCCGCCCCCAGTAACCCAAGGCCCGCACAGGGCCTTTTCTTCGCGCTCAAAAAGATCACACAAAAGCCTTGTATCATCAGGGAAAGTCAAAGGTTGAGGGATGAAAATGCAAGAGCTTCAGTGGTGCATGAGTCAGGGGTACACGAATCAACAGGCGGCTGAACATCTTGGGATTAATGAGCGGACTGTGCGTAGATGGAAATCGCGCATGGCTGGCGAGCCAACACAGGAAGCAGCCAACCAAGAGCAGGCAGACACCTACGTCATTACGTCCGCAGTCAACGCTACAAAGGCGCACAACGGGTTTCTTGCATCGCTGCATACCTACTGTCAGGCCAACAAAGCAAAGCTGATCGTTCTGCCTATGCGCTATCGCAACCCTACGCGCAAGGAAGAGACTCCGGATGACTGGTGGGATGCTCGACTAACCCCGCACATTGTCAGTGAGCGCACCAAGCTATGCCGCGACGTCGTTCTACTGGCCGATATCAAGATTCAACCAACCGCCATCAACCCGCTCCAAGGATGGCTGACTGTATCTGGCACAGACTCCGCGATCCTGGCTCACACGAAGGTTGCGCTTCAGTCTGTAGCGACTATGGTTGGTGACGAAGCCAAGCTTGTCATGACTACCGGCTCATGCACGGTTCCGCAGTACTCTGACACTAACGCGGGTAAGCGCGGTGAATTCCACCACACGCTAGGCGCTGTGATTGTCGAGGTAGACAAGAAAGGCACTCATCTGCGTCACGTACTGGGCGAGAAAGACGGATCATTCATCGATCTGACTACCAAGTACTCTCGGCATGGTGTTGAGGCTGCTCCTGATGCCTCTGTATTGATCCTTGGCGACCTACACGCTAGACAGGTAGACAGTAAGGCTCTAGACGCTACAGAGCGCCTTGCAGTGGCTCTATGCCCTAAGTCGGTATGCCTGCATGATGCTCTTGACTTCTCGTCTGCCTCGCACCACTCAGGTTACTTCGAGCGCTTCAAGCTGCACATCACCAAGCAGAACAGCATTCTGTCTGAGCTGAAGGTGACGGCCAAGATCCTAGACCGTATCTCTATGTGGGCGCCAGAGATCGTCATGGTTGGCTCGAACCACAACGAACACTTCACGCAGTACCTATCGAAGTACGAGAACGCGCTAGACCTAGAGAACGCTCTCGTCTATCACGAGACAAAGGCCGCGATGCTGCGAGCTATCCATGAAGGCTCGTACCTTGACCCGTTCAAGTACTGGGTTGATAAGCTGGCATCGACTCCTGAAGCTATCCACTGGTTGCGTCCAGGCGAATCGTTCTCACGACACGGTATTGAGCTTGGGTTCCATGGCCATCGCGGACCAAATGGCGCACGAGGCAGCACGAAAGGGTTTAGCAATATCGGCGCTCGCACTGTCACCGGCCACAGCCACTCTCCAGCGATCATCGACGGCGCGTACTGTGTCGGTACAACCAGCAAGCTCAAGATGGGCTACAACGAGGATTCCCCGTCATCCTGGCACCATACGCACTGTGTTGTGTACGCAAACGGCAAGCGAGCCCTCCTGCACTGCGTATCAGGCAAATTCTTTCGCTGATTTAATTGTTCTCCGAGAAACAATTTCCCTTGACCGCGCTAACCACGCGGTCTAACCTCTGCTGTACACACACGAAGGAGGGCGCACCATGTTTTATCTAGGCTTGTTCTTGATGGTTGTGGTGATGGCGGCACTGTTCGGATTCAGCTCGCTCCTGATTGGCGTCAGGGTTACGGCGATCATCTGGATTACCGCCTTCGTAGTCATGGCAGCGTTTGCTTTCGGGTTTTATCAATTGATGGGTGGGACGTTATGAAAAAGGAATGGAAATTCTTGGGTGTTGAGTTTTACAGGATTGGCTCTGTAGAAAAGCTATCTGTCTTCGGGGCGACCATCTATCGTCGAGCTGGTGCTTGCTGCGAACTCTTTGGCTACACATGGATTGAAAAACAATGATCAACGTTATCCCGCGCTGGACAAAAGGCGCACCATCCGCATTCAAACCCGGACAATTCCTACTCTACGAATCCGGCGAGTATGCGCTTGTAGGCAGCAATACGGCTATCACGTCAACGCAGAAGATCGCCAAGCATACGACGCTGATTGAGGGGCATGAGTTGGAGTGGCTTCAAAGCATGGCGGTTGAGCGTTCTTTGGGAGTTAAAGCATGAGTGATAAACCTGTAGCGTATTGGTCAATCACGCTTGATGCAGAATGCCCGTCCTGTAAAGCAGACTTCGACCTTATAGAAGATGACGGCTTCAGAGAGTGCGGAATCAATCCCCTTGAGCGAGCTAGTGGTTACGAGGCAACATGCCCGCATTGTGAGCATGAGTTTCTAGTAGATTTGGAGTTCTGATATGACAACCCTAATCGCAATCTACCTGGCAGTCGGGTTCTTCTCGTACTGGCCGCTTGTATGGCACTACAAGATCGCCGAACAAGGCGCGTGGTACGAATGGCTAGCCGCATGGGCAGTCTGGTCCGTATGCTGGCCCTACAGATACACAATGGATGCTTGGTATTGGTGGAGGGCTAATCGGTGAGCACATGGGTATGGATTCAAGACATTCACGCCGGCGATTCTCTGTATTGGTGCAAAGAATGCAAAAGAGAGGAGATCTGCAAAACAACTCCAGTTCTATGCAAATGCCAAGATAAAAAGGACACAGACAAATGACAACAATCAACGACCTAGACCAAATCAACACAATGGCTATGATGACCATGTGCGAGCTTGGGTATGCGCGGTATGAGCGGTTTCGTGCTGGGCTTAAGATGGATGATGAGGCTTGCGAGAAGCTGAGGCAGTTCGTGCATTCGAACGTGGATATGGAGCATGAACTGGAATTGCGAATTCGTGTAGCACCTAAATACAAAACTGGTGTACACTCAACTCACTAAACCGAATCTCGCTACCCCCTCCGGTGAGATGCAGCACCTTTATACGCACTGTGAACCGTCCAGTGCGTATTTTTTTGCCTATTAAATTGCAGATTTCGCGTAAATCAGCCAGAATATTAGCGTTTTAGGGCTTGTGATATCATTTCTACATCCGGCGACAATGCCAGCGCAGGACCTGAAATCCTGTTAGCTTCCGGATAACACCTGTCGCAGTACTCAGGAAACCCCGGCGAGATAGAGTACGGATAGACTCGGCGTAGGGTGAGACGCAGGTTATGTATGGCCTTTGAGCCCCTAAAGAAGTGGATGGACGCATCCTAAAGTCGTCGGAGTCGAAGTGTACGGCTGCCAGCAATGGTAAAGTCACTAGCGCGGCGCAAGCCCAGCCTTAAAGAAGCTGGGCTTTTTATTGGTCTAAAAATACCTGTTGACGGCGAATCCTGGCAGGCGTAGATTTGGCTCATCGAAACGAATCAGCCGGAGTGAAGCCATGAACGTAGTTGAAATCAAGATCGTCAAGTCGGGCACTGACATCGTTGTTTATCACGCGATCTCGATTACCGAAGAGCGTGAAGAAGACGTTGCCGCTGTGACTGCCGAAGTGATTGAAGCCGTTACCCGCTCAGAAATCGATGAAGATGATCGTGCTGATATCATTGAATTCTCGCGTATCGGCAATCTCTCATCGCGCTTCGGCGCAGACTGGGAGTTCTTCGTGGAGGCCATCGTGGTTAGCTTCGATGAATGCGACATCGACGAGGAATTTGATGATCCGCATGACAAATACTCATTCTCTTTGTGAGATAAAGCCCTCTTAACCGAGGGCTTTTTATTGCCCGCCAAAAAGTGATATCACAAAGCCACCGAACCAAAAATGATATCCTTGTTCCAATGTTTACATTCCTTAAACCTAGACTCCCATGAAGCCAAATAAAATGCCAGACTCCCCCAACGGATTGTTTACGCTGCTATCCAACCTTCCGGGGCCACTCCAAGCATTTGGGGCGGCTATCATCACTGCGGTTTTGCGGGTTTACTACGACAAGTCCGAGACTAGTTGGCAGCGCGTGGGCCTTGAGGGTGCGCTGTGTGCGTGCCTGGCTACTGGCTTGTCGATGGTCAGCGCTTACTTCGGGCTGCCCGAAAACTCCGGCGTGTTCATCGGCACATTCGTCGGTTTCATCGGCGTGATTAAGTTCCGTGAGTACATGAGCAGGCTGCTGGATAAGAAGTCGAGCTGATATACTAGCCTTCACAATGGAGGCTTTTTAATGGCTAATAGACCAATCGTTCACACAGGGGATAAGACCTCTACAGTCGGGCGCTCAAGAATGTTTGAGACGCCTGATGATTTGCGTGAGGCTTGCTTGGGGTATCTTGAGTGGGCTGATCATAACCCGCTGATTGAAGAAAAACACTTCTGCGCACAAGGCCAGATCTTTACTGCTGAGCTGAAGAAGCCCCGCGCCGTCACTATCGTCGGCCTATGCCTGCACCTCGGAATCCATCGTCACACCTGGCAGAACTACAGAATCAGCGAAGAGTTCGATCTTGTTTGCGATGAGATTGAGGACCGCATGAAGCAGTACAAGTTCGAGAATGCCGTTGCTGGGCTCATGAATCCCACCTTGATTGCTCGGGATATTGGGCTGGTTGAGAAATCGAGCGTTGACCTAACTAGCGGCGATGGCACGATGAGCCCGCAGCAGCTTACCTTCAATATTATTAAGCCTAAAGATGCAGTTTGATATTTCGGCGGCCTATCTGCCGTTCGTTGACCTTGAGAATGTAGCTACAAGGCGCGAGCTGCTGCGTGATGCGCGGTATCACATCATGGAGGGTGGTCGCGGAGGGGGCAAGAGTCACTTCATTGCCGAACTTCTAGTCGTTGAGGGCTATCTACAGCCTCAGCGCATTCTCTGTACGCGCCAGATCCAGAAGTCAATCAAGGCGTCTGTTCTACAGCTGCTGGCTGACAAGATCGACAAGCTAGGGCTTGGCGCGTTCTACGACGTGCAGCGTACGCAGATCGTCGGCAAGAATGGCACCGTCTTTCTGTTCGAGGGCTTGCAATCCAACATCGATAGCATCAAGTCGATGGAAGGCATCACCCGCGTATGGATCGAGGAGGCCCACGGGGTTGTTGACGACTCATGGCAGGTTCTGATTCCGTCCATCCGTGGCGCTGGCTCTAAATTCATCATCTCCATGAACCCCGGCAACATCATGGACGCAAGCTATGTTCGCTTCGTGGCTAATCCGCCGACTAGCAGCATTCATCGCAAGATCAACTACGACTCCAACCCGTTCTTCCCTGAAGTGCTTGAGACTGAGCGCCTAGAGTGCCTGAGTCGCTTCCCTGACGCATATCCGCACATCTGGCTAGGTGAACCAACGGCAGATAGCGAGCACGCAATCATCAAACCGTCATGGATTCAGGCCGCAGTAGACGCGCACATTGTCTTGGGCTTCAAACCAGAAGGCATCAAGGTTGTAGGCATGGACGTTGCAGACGAGGGTGCAGACAGTAACGCAATGACTGCGCGTCACGGATCGGTAGTGTTCGACCTTGAAGAGTGGCGCAAGGGAGACGTGATATTCAGCGCTAACAAGGCATTCGCATATGCCGACCTTAACGGCTTCGACCAGCTTACCTATGACTCGATTGGCGTAGGTGCCGGCGTAAAGGCAGAGACGAATCGTCTTATGGATCAGCGCCAATCATCCAGACAGATGCAGGTATCCGGCTTCAACGCTGGCGGATCAGTAGTCAGTCCTGAATCTGAATACATGGTAGGCAAGAAGAACAAAGACATGTTCTCGAACATCAAGGCCCAAGCCTGGTGGCAGATGCGCGACCGCTTCAGCAAGACCTACAAGGCCGTCAGAGAGGGCGCAGTCTATCCGGCTGATGAGCTTATCAGTCTGTCGTCAACGCTGCCCCATCTTGAGCAGCTTAAAGCTGAGCTATCACGTCCGATGGTTGACTACGACAACAACGGTCGCGCAAAGGTTGAGAGCAAGAAGGACATGGCTAAGCGCGGGATTCCTTCGCCTAACCTGGCTGACTCGCTGATCATGGCATTTGCGCCTACTGAGCAGACTGGAGCCGGAGTCTTCTTGCCTAGGCGCATGAGGTAGGTAACACCATCCCCGCACGGTATCACCCTGCCTGCTACCGTGCGAAATAACTGTTCTCCGGAAAACAGTTGCCATGAGCCGATAACGCTGGTAGATTCGGCTCACACAACACGGAGGCGGTAAAGATGGCGACGGTTAAAGAACGAAAGCTGATCAGAGAAATAACTGATTTGGCGCTTGATATCGGGGCTGGCGATTACGATGTATGCGTGGATTACTCTGGCCACATTCACGCGATTTCTGTGCGAATCGCATTGCGCGGATCAAGCGACTGCGTGTACTACGGTGATCAGATTTATCTGAGCGGGCGTAAGGAAATTTGGAGCGCTGATCGGGCAATCGCCGAACTTGAAGATGCTCTGACAGAAGTAAAGAAACACCACCCACAATTCGACGCGGACGGGGTTAAGTTATGAGTAATGCAGTAGAGCAGTTGTTTAAGGGCGCGCCAGAAGACGCAACTCATGCGCGAGGTCATAATTCTGGCGTTGATTACTACAAGCGAGAACACGGTAAGTGGCTGTATGCTCATTGCGGGCACTGGAAGCTGGCAATTGGAACGTCTGAAGCAGACTGCATCGAACGCCCAAAACAAGCAACATGGTCAGGCCCGCAAGATGGGTTGCCGCCCGTGGGGATGAAGATTGAATACAGGTTACCAAGCTGGTCTTGCTGGATTCCTGTAACAATCCTTGCTTACGGAGAAACTAGGCTTTTCGTCAAAGAGGATGGAGAGCCTAACGAAAGGACAGTTAATGCGCACGGCATGCTTTATCGCGCAATACTCACTGAAGACCAGCTAGCCGCCGAACAACGCGAAACCGCAATCCGCGAGATCATGGATATTGCCGATGTGGATTGCCGGGTTACTGCGGCTAGACTGGTTGATGCTGGGTTTAAGCGGGAGGTGGTTTGATGGGTTGGCAGATTGCGGCTACGTCATTCGTAATTCTTATGCTTTGCTTCTTTATTTCAGGTAACGATAAGACTTCACTGATATACAGAATCACAGCAACAATCGGCGGCGCGATGTTTTTTGCAATCCCAATCGGCCTAATCATCCAAATCTGGCAGTAAAACAAAAGGCCCTCTAAACAAGGGCCTTTCTTTTTGTGCTAGATAATGTCCGCTGTCCTAGGACCATGGACACTACTTAAGCTTGCGCTTGGCTCGCTCGATGATTGCGGGGGAGAGTGGGTTTCCTTTGTCGTCAACCAATACTTCAGTTTGGTTACAATAACAAAAGATCATATTCGGAACTATCGTGTACCAAGTTGCAACTTCTTGAATGGTGAACAGCTTAGCGTGCCTATCGCGGTGTGTCTGGCGCGTAGTGCTCTTAAGTGCTGACAAGTGCAATAACTTTGTCTTAATTCCTAGATCAGTCTGCGCCTGCATAGCCTCTTCGCGTCGTGCTGTACGCATGGCGCCGACAACTTCAGTCTGTGCGATGCGGCTAGCATCAAACTTGCTGACACCAATCCTCGCCTCAATGTTCTCCGCGATCTTCCGTGGATTCAATCCATTCGCTAAGCCGCGAGACAGAGTAGACGCAAGATCCCCCCTCATGTCGTCTGCGATTTTCTTCATTTCGTTGAATGAGCGAGCCTGGAGCAGACTGAGCCGGCGACGATATGGCGAGCTGGTCAATAGAGAGTCTAGGTGTGGCCTACTAACTGCGTAAGCCTCTGACTGAATCGCTAGGTTAGCCATCGTCAAAGCCGTGCCCTGCACATATGCCGGGGTCACGTAAGCGGACATGAACCAGTTAGTTTGTGGCGTTCCTTCGTCGATGATCTGGCCGATCAGCATGGAAATCTCGTTATCCATGTTGGCGAGCGTAAAATCATCCAGCTCAAAGACGTACGTCTTCTGCTCGGCGTTGACAGCATTAAGAGTGACAACCTTGTACGGGATGCGCTTCAAGATAGCTAGAATGCCTTTCTGCACGGCGTCAATTCGCCTATCGAAGTCCTTGATAGCCTTCTGGACTCGCTTCTGCTGGCCTGTGGGATCGGTATCACTAGAAGGAAGCACGGGCGAACCGGCCATAAATAATCCTTGCGTCATTCGTTGGGCTTGGGATAGATTGTACGCGAATCCATAGGAGGAAATAATATGAATATGCCATTCTGCTACTTTTACGATAACCCATATGCAGCGTATAGGCACGCCATAGAACTGATAGAGGCTGGCTTTGACGCGGGAACGACATATTGGGAAGGAAGCGGAAGCTGGATGGTTACATTTGATTGTTATCGATAAAACAAGGCCCCAAATAAGGGGCCTTTTCTTATTGCACGGTTGCCGGATCTTCTGGCTCTGGCTCGATGTCGGGTAGCGGTGTCAACTCGTCGGCAGTGTATTCATAGCCAGAAGCCTCTATCATCCGTTTGATGCTGAACACCAGCTCGCCACTTGCAAGCATCTTCTGGTTGACGTCGGCCATCTTGATGACGTTATCCAGCATTTCCCCTTGAGAAGCCTCTGTCAAATCATCCCAGCAAACCGAGGACTCGACAGTCAGTAACACTCCAAGGCGCATCAAGTGATCAACAAACGTTTCAATATCGGACGAGAGGGTGTTGACTCGACGACCCTGGCAACGCTTGTTGAATGTCTTCTGATCCTCAGTAGACGCACGCTCGCCAGTCTGATTGCCAACGACAATCTTGGATGGGATGCGGATAGAGGCACAGAAGGATTGCAGGGAAACGTCGAAGGCCGGTAGCGGATCAGGCACATTCGCAACCAAAGGATTAACAGTCGCGCCCTGAGTGATGATCGTCTGATCAAGACCCTTAGACATGCCTACAGTTACTTCGTTGAATATCTCTTGCAGCGCTCCAACCGCTACGCCGTGCGCTCGTGCGATCTGGTCAAGCTGCACATCCTTCTCGAAGTTGATAGCCAGTTGACGACTGGCGTTCTTCAGGAACGATTCACCAGAACCGCCTAGAATTTTCTCCATATTCACACAGTCGTTATAACCGGCTAATAGGAATGGAATACCGTTGCGAATATCTCCAAGAATAACCACGCGATCAGGGTGAACCTGCACCATGCGGCCAGGCTCTCCGGCTACGTTGTTGTCTACCGCGTTTTCCTGATAGGTGAACTCCTTAGGCTTCCCGAAGTTCACGTCTAGCGGGTCGTCATACCAAGAGGATACAGATAGTTGTCCTTCCCATGCTGGAATGATGTTGATGAGTTGCGCTTCCGATGCGCGAACTACTGGCCGATCCCACTGCTTGGAGTCCTTGAATTGCAGGAGAATCCCAGAGTAGCGACCAACGAGACGGCGCATATCGGCATCGCGGAATTTCTCCCACAGCTTCAGACGCTTGGCAAGCTTCTTGAATTGCTTCTCCCAGGCAGTCGGAGCCTCGGCGCGATCTTCCTCGTCGCCCTCGATAACCTCAGGGTCACTGCTGAAACAGTGCTCATTCAGTGTCATTACCGCACCGTGAGCAATGCCGCCGCGCTCAAACAGGCGGTAGAAGTCGCCGAACTGGAGATTCTCTTTGTAGCCGTAAGATTCCCATGCGCAGGGTCTGCCGGCGTCCAATCCTCCACTCATAAGCGACTGGCGAGACATGATAGTAGCCCGCTCGCTTAGCGCAGAGTTAAGCGCCATCTGAAGCGCAGGTGTCAGTGGTGCATTGACAGTCATAAAATAGGGCCTCGTAAATTATCCTCATTATACAGCTTGCGGGAATGCGCGGATTCGGCTAAGGTTTGCGTACTTTAAATGGAGGGTTGGACGGATGAAATTGGTTGAATTGTTGGCTATGGAATTAGTGGAATGGCCGGAAGGTGCGCAGACAGCCATACAAGATCCTGATCGTGATAATACGATCTGGTATCAAAAGGAAGGACATTCACCCTTGTATTTTGAGAGCGGTGCATGGCGCGGAGGATCTTGGTTTGAAATATTGATCAGCGAGCCATCGACGAGAGCATCTGACTACGATGAGGCGATGATCACCCGCGCCCAATGGCAAGCCGAGCGCGACCGTCAGAAGGGTGGGGAGTGGAAGCGGCATCGTGCAGGTCGAAATCAACCTGTAATGTCGGATGCTAGCGTAGAAGTAAAGCTTCGTTGCGGCGACATTCAGCAAGGGTGCGCGCATGAATTCATCTGGCTGCATTCCGAGTGCGACGTTGCAGCAAACATCACGCAATACCGAGTCATCAGCCAGCCACAAGCGGAGGAAGTAGAAGTGAAGGAACTCATGAGCGTCACGGAAGGTACATTCGTTCGCGGACCTATCAGCCTCAATGACGAGGTTATCTATCCTGCTGAAGCGCAATGGCAGCAATCATCCGGGCCTCTTGCTTGGCGCGACACAATCATCCACTGCCAAGCCATCATCGAAGAATGCGAGCGCGAGATTCAGCGTAATGTGGATTTGCTGGATGCTGAAGGCCTGATGATGCAGACTGATAGCAAGAAGGCTATGCAGAATTATTTGCCGACGCCTATCCCATATGCAGATTGGCAAGATGGAGACATCGTTCGCTGCATCGCTACTGGCATCTCGTGTGCGGATCTTACCGCTGGCAATGAATATACCGTCGTAACTCGTCACGGCGAGACTGGCGTTATTGATGATGAGGACGATCACATGTGCTCATGCATTGAATGTGGCGAACTGGAATTCGTCCGCCGCCCATAACCCCTAAGCATCCACCAAAGCCCTCCTAACCCGAGGGCTTTCTTTTGTCCAGAATTTGGCATGTTAAACTATCGGCTATCTATTGGAGGCTTGCATATGCTTGAAGAATACGAAGGCTTTATTAGCGGTGTCGGCGAAGGCATTGGCGCAGAAGAACTCAGCAAAGAGCTAATCTGATGAAGAAGACAAGGGTTAACATCCTGTCGGCGGTTAATGCTGACTCGATCAAGATTGAACGCAAAGAGGTAGCTGGCGAGAAGTACGCGGTTATCAAGAATGTGCTGTGGATGAAGGACAACATCGTGCTCAACGATGGCCTGTACTCTTCGTCCGAGAACGCCAAAGGTTATTCCTCGATGGATGGCCGCGTCATGCCTTTTGGTCATCCAGAGGTTAACGGCCAGTACGTCGCTATCAGCTCGCTAGACAACGCTGATGTAGCCGTGGCACTAGGCAAGCACTACGGTGGTGTTCACGCTCAGAACGTGCGACAGGCTGGCGAAGAGTACTTTGCAGACGTGATGATCAACGAGCGCGTAGCAAAGTCCCATCCAGATGGTGAAATGCTGCTGAACTGGGTTGGAAAGGCTGAAGACTACCAAGTCAATGGCGCCGCTAAGCCAGATCCAGTGCATATGTCTACCGGCCTGATGACTGCCCGCGTCAATGCTAAAGGCGAGTCTCGCGGCAAGTCGTACAGCTGGATCGCTACTCAGCAGTCCTATGACCACTTGGCAATCCTGTTTCACGAACAAGGCGCTGGCGGTGATGACATCGCTATCGCGGTTAACTGTGAAATGGTGATCAACTCAAATCTGGACGAGGCTAACGAGGAAGCCCTAGATAACTCGTATGGCGAGAAGATGGAGCTTCTTAGTTCCGCAGTAAAGGAGCGATTCTCGCTAGGCGATAGCTACGCATACGTTCAGGATTTTGACGATCAGGCCTTGGTTTATTGCACCCCTAGCGGTCTATTCAAAATCTCGTACCACTTCGAGAACGGAAACCCCATCCTGACTGGCGAATCTCAAGCTGTAGTTACCAAGACTGAATACATGGTTAAGAACGAAGATACACTATTTGCGCGCCTTCTGGAGCGTTTTAAATCTGTAGTACAATATTCCAGTACGAAAACCACTATGCCGTTAAAGGCAAACGAAACAGAGGAAGTCGATATGACCCCGGAAGACCTTCAAGCGGCGCTTGATGCTCAGGCTGAGAAGATTAGCGGTGCGTTTAACGCAAAGCTTGACGCTCAATCGGAGATCATCGCTTCGCTGAAATCTGAAATGCAGGCCAATGCTGAATCCGGCCTGAAAGACAAGCGCTCCGCAGTAGCAAAAGTTCACGGCGAAGTTGTTGCAAACGCCTTGAGCGGTGAAGCTCTGGACGCAATGTTCGCTAGCGTGCAAACCGCAGCCGGCATCGTTTCGGGCGCTCCAGTTACCAACGCCAAAGACGAGTTCGAAGGCTATAGCTTGAATCAAGCTGACCAGGAGGCCAAATAATGGCTAACGTTATCTGGCGTGGTCCTGTGCATCTTGCACAGCCTGATTCGCGCACTCTGAAGTTCACTGCTTCGACCCTGCCCGGCTTGGCGGTTTCGATCACCACCGGTCAGTTCGTAGTGGCTGCAACTTCGAAGGTTGACTTCTTCATCACCCACAACCGCGCCTACATCGGCGAAACCGTGGATACCGCGATCCCTGCTGGCGAAACTGGCGAAGCTTTCAAGCCTGTTCCGCAGTACGAGTTCCAGGTTCGCATGGCTGCCGCAACCTACGCTCCAGGCGCAGTATTGAGCATCGTCAACGGCCAGTTCAAAGCCGCTGTTACTGGTGAAGTCGCTGTAGCCGCTTTCGACGAAGCTGCCTCCCGCGCTGTCGGTGCCAACGGTCTTGCCGACGTTCGTATCCTCGCTAACTCCTACGTGGTGCCTGCATAATGCCTATTCTGACTTTTAACAAAGAGCAAGAGGCTGCCGTCATTGGCAAGCGTCGCGCTCACAACGCCCG